GTGCCACATGCTTGTTGTATTTATACGTTAAGTCCACCCGATTGTTTTTCCGTGCGGCCCATTGCACGAAGTATTCCGACACGCTTAGGCCGGATTTCGCGGGAACCAGCATGGTCCCGATTTCCGCTCGTACACGCGCTGATATCTCGGCCCCAAGTATTTTAGCGGTTTCGACGTCACCTTCGCCCAGCGCCGCGTCAATCTTCATCAAACGCCGGCTGCCGTCCAGCATCGTGACCCGAACTGCCCAGTTTTTACCCGTCCAACGAACCGTCCCAGTTGCTGTTTTGCTCATAGTGCCGATTGTAATGATCGGCAGATTGTGATCAAGCGATCCGCCGTAAAGATTTGGCAATCGACCGCTGAACGATTGTTTCCATGTCGTCGCAAACTGGTTGATTCTGTTTCGGTTTCGCCCGTCGGGCGTTGGCTCGAAATAATTTCCAAGACGTGTCCGAGACGAACCACACCCTGCCGGTTTTCGTCGCATCCGGAATCTGGCGGGCCAGCTCGTTGAATCTCTTTCGGCTGGGGCAATCGGGTGGCAAATGCACGCTGGACCACACGGAGTTACCCGTGCGGCCCAGCTTTTCGGCCACTTGGTCGGCAATCATGCCAGCCAGCCGGCCAAGTAACTCGTCCAGATCAGAGGGAATCGCCATAGCGCGCAATCTGGCTATACAGGTCTGCCGCTTGATCGATCATCAAGTACAGATTTGTCCTGATTTGATCATCGGTCCATCCGTCCGACTTGAGTTCAGACATTCGCATATCGACCGCGTGCACAACTCGTTCCAATGCATCCATGGCACGCCGCAATTCAACGTCATTTCGAATCATTTTGAATCCTCCAACAATCGGGCAGCTATGATTACTAGGGGTACACGTTTACCAAGCCGGGTCGGCTTCGGATTGCTTGAACTTGGCCCACGTTCGAGCCAACTTGGCGTCGAACAAGGTATATTCCCAGTATGGCTTGCCGTTGGCATTGCACTTGGGGGTTGGTGACATCCGATCCCTGGAACCCATATACTGGAGGTAACTAGCCAGCTCCTGCAAAAAGTCCGATGGGCACTCGGACATCTTTTTCCCAACCATAGATTCCCCTTTCCAGCTACGAGGTTGGATTTTGATTTGCTTGTCTGCCCATTCCTCGTCCAGTTTCACAAACGGAAAAACTTCGTCGACAGCCGCCTTGATCGAAGCAGCCATTGCTGCCTTTTCCAGCCTGGAGATGCGCGCCTCTAGTTCATTGATTTTGTCCATATTCTCGGTCATGACTACGCCTTTCGCTTCACTTGTCGCGGATACGTCGTTGTATTGTTGTAATAACAGTCAGATATCTCTTCGTCGGATGCGCCGCGCAACCTGGCCAGCTGCACCAGTTTGCCAATGTTTGCCGCACGCTTGGTTGTCGAATACATGCGCACCACTGTGCCGTCGGGCATGTCGATACCGTGTTGATCCACATAGTCGTTAACCAGTGGCTTGACGCGGTCGACGGCGATCCTGGCTTGTTCGTATGCCGACCACACTTGGGACATTTCTCCACTATCGTGAATGGCTCCGGCCTGTAGCAATGCGCCTCCCTGCGCTGGACAGGACCAATACGCAGGGCAGAATCGACATTGCGGGCCAGTGGCCACTGATACATTTGGCATCTGGGATGCCGCTTCCAGGATATCCGCCCGTAGCTTGCCCAGAACTTCGATTGTCTCGACGAAATCCCACGTCGAGAATTTCGTGCTAGAGACGCTGTGTGTACCGTCCTCGTGGATGTACACATATTCTGCGACGACGACCGATGCACCGGTCGTCATGTGACACGCCGTCGCGGCAAATCGCAGCTGCATCTTGTGATACGGATCCCCTAGATTGGATCCGGTCTTATAGTCACGAACCACATGCGTCCCAGATCGAAGACATACAACATCCACTGTGCCAACAAATTCGCGGTCTGTACGATCTGCGTACTCACGTTGTCCACCGCGCATCTGGCGGCATGTTTCGCTAACGATATCAATTGCATACGGTACCTCGGCTGTAATTTCCGTTAGGTCTTCGAACAGTGATTCAATGTCGATCATTGAACACCAATCGGCATACTGGGGCGGGACCAACGCCAATGCAGCTTGGCGATCCATGCCCTTGGCGATAGCCTCAAGATAATTGTGCGCGGCATTGCCTCTGACGGCGGGTTCTCCCGACGGGCGAATCTCGTGCGGTAAAACCACACTAGCAGGGCACGCAATGGCATCGTCCAGCCGACTCGCGGTAGGCATCAACACTAATTTGGCCATACGACCTCGTGCAATCTGGGAGACTCCACCAGCGATTGCTCGTATTCTTGGACCGCAGCTTCCAACGCCAAAAACTCAGGACCGCAATCTCCGCGATCCCACATCTCGTCCAGCTTGGAAATCGCGTCTTGATACTGAGCTTCGTCGGTAATCTTGGGGGCACTCATTTGCCACCAGCTTTGAGATTCGTGTGCTTCTCGCGGTATGCGCCGATCACGGCGTCATCCGGCACGTCCAGCGACTTGATCTTGGTTCTGGCCGTATTCAGCTCGCCCAGCGTAGTTGCCTGTTTGATCAGCTCCAACGCAGTCGCGATACGTTCCTCGACGGACGCAGCAGCGGCTGGTTTGGGGACTACCGCTGGCGGGTAGTTGGGCGCCTGGCTGGCAATCTGACTCGCAGGTTTGACCGCAGACTTGGAAGCCGGTTGAAATTGTCGATCATCTCGAGCATCGACAGATGATTCCTCTTCGCGGGGCAATAGTAACAATCCCCTGAGGTAGTACCCCAGGTTGTAGGTCAACGCGGTCGCCTCGGCTTTATCTTGGGGGCGTCCCTTTTCGGGGAGCACACTGGTTTCGGTCGTTGCCGTTACACTGGCGCCACTTTCGTGAACCAGCATATACGTAACCTGAACCTTGGACTTTACGCCTTCAAGATCGGTAACGGGGACAACTACCCAATTGACCGGCATCACGGCCAACCCGGCTTCCCCTAGGGCAGCGCGGCTTTCCTCAATCAACGCCTCTGCGGAAGCGTACTTATAGCCATGGAATGAGTTTTTAGATGCCTTTGCTACGGCCTGGGCATGTCGTTGCGCGGCAACCAGCGCCGCCGCCATTGTCGGATATTTCGAAACGTGTTCGGGCATGGGACGCATAATGATTCGCGTCCGATGAAATGCAAGCCACCGATGCCATTTGGTGCGTATCGGTGCGTATTCACACGCCTATTTCTAATCGCCTTGAAGCACTTGCAGGTTCACGACGTTAAACATCCCGCCGATCTGCTTGATTTGTGCCTGGCCCATGGCTTGGTTCGATGCGCGAAACAGTAATTCAATCTGGGAGATGGTCACCGGATGCCATTTCATTTTTGCGCCGATAGCTCGCACAACTGGAATTTGTTCGACGGCGGGAGCCGTCGCCAACGAATACTTGTCCAACAGTGTTTCGATGTCCGTTTTCAGCCACGACAATACCTTATTTGCAAACAATGTCCCGCACTTACCGTACTCGACGGCAGTATATGCAGTGGACTGCGAAACACCCAGTTGAGCCGCCAACTGGTATGTGCTCCAGTCGCGCTTTTCGCACTCTTCTCGCAGGACCAATTGGATGGCTTTTTTGACGTTTTCCGGCAATTGGCTGGTTGTTCCGTACTGTAGCATTGTGACCTCCGATGTATGATAACGTAGGGATACATAATCGTTGAGCGAAAATCAAGTGCTTGTAGCCGATGCAGTAATCGGGCCAAATACTAGAAGAAATATTGCAGAAACCCACATAGCGCGTGGTAATCGGTCCGCTATGATTGGTTTATGAGCGCAACCAATCGCGGATCGATTCGACAGGAAACGGATTTTTACGCCACGCCCGAATGGTGTGTGCAAAAACTGATGAACAATTTACCACCACTGGACCGTGTGTTGGATCCGGCCGCAGGCAACGGAGCCATCCTGGAGGCAATCCGCACCAGGTACCCGGATGTCAACCAGCGAGGATTTGAAATCGTCGCGGAGATGGCGCGCAAAGACACCGAGTTTATCGCAACTCGCGACGCCCTAGGGCCGGGTGATTGGAACGCTCCGGCATACATCATCATGAATCCCCCTTTTCGTGATGCGCAAAAGTTTGTCGAACGATCTCTTCTGGAGGTAGGCCACAACGGTACAGTGTGTGCCTTGTTGCGGTTGAACTGGTTAGCGGGCCAGTCGCGACGAGAGTTTCACCGGCAAAACCCTGCGGACGTGTACGTTTTGGCGCGTCGCCCGTCGTTTACGGGTGGAGGTACTGACGCGACAGAATACGCCTGGTTTGTCTGGGGTGCAAATCGTGGCAACAGGTGGTTCATGCTATGAAAGATAACCATCTACAGGCGATGATTTACGCGCCGGAACGTATAAATAAATTGGTGTCTGAACTATCGAAATTGGTCCAGTCCGCACATCCGGTGGTCGCAGCATCAGCCACCGAGACTTCCAAGTTGTGGTCCATCCGAGGGGTTCGAGGAAAACTACAAGAAAACAGTTGCGGCAAACGAGATACACGCACTGTTGGGCCAACTTACGTGGCGAGATCGGATCTCCGAAAAGATCATGTGGGTATATGCAGCGGCAGATCCTGGATTGTTGCGACTGCGGTTGGTCGCGCTGGCGGCACTGCTGATCCAATGGGCCGCCGAAATCGAGTTTCGCGAAATGTCCAAACGAAAGGGAGAATCGTGATGGTCGTTGGTCAGATCCTGTATCAGCTAAGCAACGGTCGCAAAGGTGTTGTTGACTCAGTGGACGAAGGAAAATTTTCGGTGTTGTGGGAGGGCGGATTCCGGGTGACTGGATACGACTCAAGTCACATGTTTTTGTTCAAGCTCGGGACGATTGATTTTGCGTCTCTGGGCGAATCGGTCGGGCAATTGGTTTCGGAGAAACAAGCCGCGTACGGCGACTCATTTAGTCGCGCACACGAGATCCTCAGGGTGTTGTACCCCGACGGTATCACGGTTGCGCAATACAAGGACATGCTGGCTCTGACCAGAATCATAGACAAGATGTTCCGCATTGCCAACGCCAAGGATGCATTCGGCGAGTCCCCTTACCGGGATATTGCTGGATATGGCCTATTGGGTATGTCGGGTGACCCTAAGCCATGACACTGCAATTTGTGTTTGCGGCGTTAACGATTGTCGCCATCGGTCACATTGTGTGGCTGATGGTTGGCACCCGGCATGTTCACAAATTGGCAACCGGAATGATTGCTACCGGCGCAGTGATGTACATCGCTCCGTCGCTTGGAATGCAGCCGCTGGTCGCCATCCTGGCCGGCAACATATGCGTACCTTTGCTGTATTTACTCGAGGTGAAACGTGAAAATTGTTCGCGCGTGGCAAACAAAAAACACGATTAGCGCACTGTATTTCGACGACAAGGGTACATTACGACTGAAGATGGCCACTGGGAAACCGGTGGCCTTTTTTGATGACGTTGTCCCCAAGGATCGTTTCCTGGATCAAAGGGTCGTTGGGCTGGAAAAGACAGGCCGTTATTGGCGAGCTACGTTTTCCAGCGGGCACTGGGACAAGGGACGACGAGAGTTCGTTGATCACCGCGAGCAATTCTGCCGGGAGATGGTCTCCCAGGGGTTCGCGACATACGAGGGAGACGTGTCGGTTCTGAAACGATGGATGATTGACAACAACATCCAGATCCAGCGTCCCCGTCGAGTGTACTTGGACATCGAAACCGATAGCAGGGTGCCATTCGTCGACGCCATTGCGGGCCACGCGCGCGTGTTGTGTTGGGCGCTGGTGGGACCGTCCGGTGAGCACGTTTCTGGCGTCTTGAAAGAGGATTCGGACGAAGCCGAATACCAGTTGCTGGAAAGCCTGGTGCATCACTTGGAAGAGTACGATCAGATCGTCGGCTGGAACTCGGACATGTTCGATAAGCCCGTTATCCTAGCGAGGATCGACCACTTGAAGGTACCGGTCAAAGACATTCGTCGATGGCTTTGGCTGGATCAGCTTCAGGTATACAAGCGGTACAACATCTCGAGCGCGGAATCTGGCGAGGACAAGGTTTCGTTCAAGTTGGATCACGTCGCAACGATGTTGCTGGGCGAAGGCAAGCACGATGTGGATGCATCGCAATCCTATAGGTACTGGCAAGATCCAACTCTAAGGAGCACACTTGTCAAATACTGCGTACAAGATACCGACTTGCTACGCCGTATCGAGGAAAAAACAGGTTACCTGGAGCTGCATCAAACTGTGTGCGAAGCGTGCGGAGTGCAACCCGATTCAGCCAGCCTGAAGCCGACCGTATTCGTCGATATGTTTATGTTGCGGCTTGGCCAAGCGAACGGCATCCGGTTCCCGACCAAGTTCTATGCGGACGAACTGGAATCAAACAAGTACACCGGGGCGTTCGTCATGCAGCCCACCGAAACCGGCATTATCGAGAACGTACACGTGTGCGATTTTGCATCGCTGTACCCATCGGTGATGATCGCGTGGAATCTCAGTCCAGATGCGAAGTCACCTACGGGAACATGCACCAGCCCAGGCACGGGGTTGCGTACGGACGCAACCAAACCGGGCGTTATCTGTACTGCACTACAGGCGCTATTGGATTTGCGTGCGCACTGGAACAACGTACGTGCGTCTGTTGCACCCGGAACCCCCGAATCCAAGGACGCCGAACGGCGAACCAACGCATACAAGATGGTCGCCAATTCGTTCTACGGGGTCGTTGGGACCCCATACAGTCGGTACTATGATCGAGACGTTGTAGAGTCCACCACGCTGAACGGACAATGGCTGCTGAAACAAACCGTTCTATTTGCGCGCCAGGTGATGCCTGCGTCCAAGACGATCTACGGGGACACGGACTCGCTATTTGTGACCGGAGTCTCCGTTGAGGAATTTGATGCGTTCGTCAAACGCTGCAACGACGAGTTGTATCCACGCCTGACGGCAGAATCAGGATGTGCGGTCAACAAGGTCAAGCTGGCATACGAAAAGGCGTTTTCAAGATTGGTGTTTACCGCCGCAAAAAGGTATGTCGGAAAATACTTGCACTACAAGGGGAAGCCCGCCCGCCCGGACTCGAAACCAGAAGTCAAGGGGCTGGAAATCAAGCGAGGGGACACATCGCGCCTGGCCCGCGATTTACAAGGAACCATCATCCAGATGTTTGCGACAGGTGAAACCACCGTTGACCCATATTTCATGGCCGTTGCAGAGTTTCGCCAGCACGTTTTGACTGACGACCTGCCGCTGGAAGTCATCCAGATTACCAAGGGCATTTCCAGGCCACTGGAAGAATACAAGTCATCCGGCAATGCACCCGTACACGTGCAGATCGCACGTTCGCAATTGGCCAAAGGCTTGCAGATAACGGCAGGCACCAAGATCAACTACGTCGTGCTCGACGGATCCTGTAGTCCGTTGGTGGCCATAGATGCCTCGGAATTTACTGGCGAGTTTGATCGGCATTACTTGTGGGAGACCATGGTTTGGCCACCGAATTTACGTCTATTGACGGCGATGTTTCCGCGATTCGATTGGAACTATTTCGACCGCTCGCGACCCTCGAAAAAGTACAACCCGTGTCAGGGGGATCTGTTCGGAGCGATTGCAAAATGAGCACACTGCAATCGGCATTGGAATATGCAGCGGCTGGGCTGGCGGTAATCCCGTTGTGGCCCAACACCAAGCGACCGATGACACGGCGTGGTGTATACGACGCCACGCACGACCACGCGACGATCCGGTCATGGTTTGCCGAATGCGAAACGGCAAATTTGGGTATCGCAACCGGCCCCATTAGCGGAATCTGGGTGCTGGACGTAGACCCGCGCAACGGAGGTTGGTCGACATTGGCCGATCTGGAGTTTACGCACGGTCCGCTCGAGGCGGCATGCGTCCAATCTACGGCCCAAGGCGGAGAGCATTACGTTTTCCGCGCCGAGGATAATCATCGGCTAATGGCCAAACTAGGGGACGGGATCGATCTATTGGGAGAGGGGCGGTATTTCGTCGCTTCTCCCAGCGTGACCCCGGCAGGCACCTACCGTTGGCACACGGGACGACCATGCGCCGCGACGCCCGCGCCGACTTGGCTACAAAAGTTGGTGGCACGTCCAGAGGAATTGCCAGCCACGCCCGCGACGTTTCCTCGGCAACCGTCCGTGATGGATATGACACGCATTCGACGTTATCTGGAGGCGATCCCGGGAGCAATCGCAGGCCAGGGGGGCCATGCACACACGTTTCTGGTGGCGTGCAAACTGGTGCACGGGTGGGGTTTGGACGACGACCTGGCAATGCAGGTGATGTCGGAATGGAACGCCAAATGTCAGCCGCCGTGGTCGCGGTGGGAGCTGGCCCGCAAAATCAAGTCCGCAAGGTCCACAGGCAAGTACAGGCGCTCACTATGAGGGAGAATATGGAACAACCTACGATATATGCGAAAATAATAGCCGATTCGATAAATCCTTCGAGTCAGCGTCTAACGACTATGGAGGTGTGTTACCCCAGATTCATTCACTCTGAGTTCATGACGCATCGTGTGTTTTCGCGCAATGCTGCATCCAGTCGAGCAATTCCCACCCGAAAGTTGGTCGACCAGGTGCGCAATAATCCCATGGAACCAATTGCATGGGGGCGTAATCGCAGCGGCATGTCCGCCGACACGGAGCTGGACGACGAGATGATCGCCACGATTCGCCGCGAATGGCACGAGCTGGCCAGGCACACGGCAGACGTGGCCGAGCGATGGGCTGGGATGGGTTTGCACAAACAAGTTGTAAACCGCGTTCTTGAGCCTTTTTTGCCGATCACCGTGATCGTCACGGCAACTGAATGGAACAATTTCTTCGTGCAACGCATCTCGACGCACGCCCAACCAGAAATAGAAAAGCTGGCGACAGAAATGAAATCGGCACTGGCACAAAGCAATCCACGCCCATTGGTTGCCGCAAATTGGCATACGCCATATGTGACCCCTGCCGAGATGGACCTACCGATTTTTCAAAAGTGCAAAATATCCGTGGCGCGGTGCGCTCGGGTTTCGTACCTTAATCATCAAGGTGTTCGTGACCTAGATGCAGATGTGAAACTTTATGAACGCCTATTAAGTGACGGGCATCACAGTCCGTTTGAACACGTAGCGACCCCCGTTCTCGGCAGGGTCGCCAACTTCGAGGGGTGGGGCAGCCTCCGAGCTTTAGTGTTGGGCCATTAACCTAGGGGTAGTTATGAAAAAGCACTACTGGGCGGTAAAGTCAATCATGGGCTGCTGGTTAGTGGAGTCTACAACGCGTGAGGAAATGGGATTACCTGGGATCGATTGGGTGGATTTCAAACGCGGACGCAAGGTGTTCCGCGCCACGAGATGTGTAGCACGCAAGTTTTTGCGGTACGTCAATGCCGCAACCGTCGCCGAAGCAACACTAGTTAGGATCAAGAGGAAACGATGAACGAATTAACGGCCATGTGCGACACCATTTGCAGGCTGTACCGAGCGGACACGGGAGGGCAAGTCGAAGTTCGTGCGTCATACCAATTGGAGTCCAAGACATGGGTATTGAGCGTTGGTCGCTATTCGTCCAAGGGAGATACGGCCACGTCAGCTGCATCCGGTCTCATTGTTCAGCTAACGGAATCGGTCAGATCAAAGCGGCAATATCACACCCGCGAAATCGCCTCGCTAGACGAGGTGCTTGGACTTTGATGGCCTAGTTTTTTCCCGCAACAAATAATCATCGAGATCCGGTTGTCGTCGTGGCAGCCGGATTTTTTCGTCTGAATACATCAACACTGGAGCGATAATGGACGTTTTTGCTGACAATCACTTGGGACTCGAGATTTTCAAGTTCAAGTATTCCGCGCATGTCACCGAAACATGGGAGGAACGTGCCAAGTGTGTAGCCGACGCAGTGATCTTGCCGGTTCTCGGAGTTCATACCCTGGGCATTTTGCGTGACGCACATAATCATGTTGCCCAGATGATTGCAACGCACCAGTTTCTGCCAGGTGGACGATACTTGTATTACGCAGGTCGTTCCTACAAGGCGTACAACAATTGCTATCTGCTGAGAGCCATAGAAGATACGCGCGAAGATTGGGCCGATCTAAGCTGGAAAGCGGAACGGTGCCTTAGCACGGGGGGCGGAATCGGAGTTGATTACAGCGTGTACCGCGCACGTGGTGCGCGGCTGAATCGAACGGGCGGAGTTGCATCCGGTCCCATCTCCAAGATGCGTATGATCAACGAGATTGGTCGCGAAGTGATGCAAGGCGGCTCCAGGCGTTCTGCGATCTATGCGTCGCTGAACTGGCAACACCCCGACGCCGGTGACTTTTTGAAGGCCAAGAATTGGCGTGACATGCGCGTGCCCGGTACAGACCGAACGGTTGCCGATCTGAAAGAAACTGACTTCAACTGGCCGGCACCGTTGGACATGACCAATATCTCGCTGAATTACGATGACGCATGGCTGGCGAATCGTATGCATCCAACGTTTGTCGAAAACGTACGCCAAGCGCTGAAGACGGGCGAGCCAGGGTTCTCGTTCAATTTCGGCGCAAAGCAGAACGAAACACTGCGGAATGCATGCACCGAAGTGTCCAGCGAGGACGACAGTGACGTGTGCAACCTGGGTAGCATCAACCTGGGGCGAATAGACACGTTGCCCCAGTTTGCCGACGCGGTGCGAGCTGCCACGATCTTTTTGCTATGCGGCACGATGGTCGCCGATCTGCCGTATGCCAAGGTCGACGAAATCCGACGCAAGAACCGCCGTCTTGGGCTTGGGTTGATGGGGGTGCACGAATGGCTGATACAGCGCGGATACCGTTACGAAATGAACAACGAGTTGCGGCAATGGCTACAAGTCTATCGAGACGTATCACGACAAACAGCGGACGAAGTGGCGGACGCACTGGGAATCTCCAGGCCGGTTGCGTGTCGTGCGATTGCTCCGACGGGGACCATTGGGATCTTGGCCGGTACGACGACGGGTATCGAACCGCTGTATGCAGTCGCCTATAAGCGGCGGTACCTAAAGAACGGCAAGGACTGGATGTACCAGCTTGTGGTCGACTCAACTGCCAAAAGGGTGATCGAAAAATACGGAGTTGATCCGGAGTCCATCGAAAGTGCAATTGACCTGGCTCGAGATCCCGCACGTCGAATCGCATTCCAGGCGGACATCCAAGATTACGTCGACATGTCCATATCCAGCACGATCAATCTGCCGGCATGGGGCTCGCCCGAAAACAATCCCGATACGGTGCAATCCTTCGCCGAGACGTTGGCAACCTATGCGCCCAGGCTAAGGGGGTTTACTGCGTATCCCGACGGAGCGCGAGGTGGTCAGCCGTTGGTACGGGTCCCCTACGGAGAGGCATTGCAATCATCCGGCCAGGAGTTCCAGGAAACCGTCGTCGAGTCGCATGACATTTGCGTCATCGGAGGCAAAGGAGGAGTGTGTGGCGTCTAGGAGTTTGATATCCAAATAGCGAATACGAAATAATCGGTGGCGTCGGTAATTCCGGCGCCACATTCGTTTCAACAGGTGCAATATGACCAAATTCAAACTGACAAATCCCGAATCTCCCAAGTCGAAAACCAAGTCAACCAAGCCGAAAAACCCGTTCGACGACAACGCACGGCAGGTTTTGGATTTGTGGCGAGACATGGCGACGCTGGCGCTGAATGGCAGAAAACCAACCGTTCGCCCGATGTACTACAAGGCAGCGTGCACCTTGGCGGCTGGATTTCCGCTACCGGAAGCGCTGGACATAGTCCGGAATGCATTCCGGGATGCGTGGTGGGTAAAGACCGGCATGAACCTACAGTATCTCGCATGTAACCCAGACCGATTCCGGCCCTCGGGGACCGTCAGCCCGCCCTCCCAGTACCAGTACGGCGACGCACCCACGTTTGAATGGTGATTGCTGGCGCGGGAATGGCCCTAGATGGAATCTTTGGCACCCTATGGCGGCACCTCTAGCCAACGGCCCCAAAAACTCCATTACTGGGCCTCTCCTGCGAGGCAAACGGCTACTTGCAATAATCTCGGGCAAATTGGGGGGAGACGGGGTATATATATTATATATTATATATATCTTGTATGTGATCTGTATTCCAGTAATAATACAAATACTTGAAGTAAGATACTGGAGATCAGAAACAAGTCTTAGAGATTTCAAGTAAATCTTCTGCTTCAAGTCTTAGAGTATTTAAGCAAGTATTCTGTATTGGATCTAGTATTTGCTAGCCAGGCTTGCATGTATATTCTTGCTTTAAGTCAAGACTTAAGAATTGAGATCCAAGTATTACAAATACCAAGTACGAATACATAATATGCAAAGTATCTAAAGATATTTGGTATATGTATTTGCATTAGTGTTTTACACGCGATTCCATCCTGGGATGCTCCGAAGGTCAGCCGGGTTGGACCGAGTGGTCACACCGGGTGGTCCTCGGCATGGGCGTGTGCGCGCCTGGCCCGCAAATTCCGAACATATCGCCGAATACCCGCATGTTGCGGCGACATATCAACCGGGTCCCAAGTGTTGCGACCGAGACAATCGTCGGCTAAAGATTGTGAATGTCCGTTGCCGTGCCCAGAAAAGCGCTGAAAAGCCTGATGGTGATTGCCATGCGTGGCGCTTGGTACTCCCCGGTGGAGGCAGACGAGGTGCAACGGCTTATACGGCGCTTTGCTTCAAGGATTGGGGACCACTTGCTGGAGGAATTAGCGCATGAATTGGCTCAAGAAATTGACCGCAAGACTCGATACCGAAATGACGACGAACGGCACTCAGGATGGATCGAGCTTCAAGAATGGCTCGAATCCAGACTCGACAAATTTCGATCAGAGTAATCATCGACCACAAGTTGTGGCATACGCAACAAGCAGCGGGTCGGTCTACCAGGTGGATTACACGAATAAGCGCGTGAGGCGTCTACAAGGGAATGGGCCGGCGACGGATCGCCAGGGGCCAGACGGTCAATGGAAGTCCTTTGAGGACGTTGTGGAAACTTCCGATGGTGCATTGGGGTTCGTCTGGCGAGTCGACACCGAACCGGGGCGCGTCGTGTTTCGTTCCACAGTCACCAGCCCGGTCGTTGCTCAAGTTGAGCTGGAGGTGGCGCCATGAGGCCGCGTTCATTTATCAAAAACAAGTTGGCTGGGATCCGCCGCATTGCACGCGCAGGTATTCCGATCCCCGAGATCGCACAGATTGACTTGTGGAGAGTGGTGATGGTTCTTGAAGCCAGGACCCGGCGCCAAGAGTCCGAGATCAAGCGCATGTCCAAGCGACTGCGCGATCTCGAGGACGATGGCCAGTGAAGCATCTCGAGGAAAAAATCTTGGCGGCGGCGTTGGGGGACGCCGAGTGCCGCGAAGATTTGATTGCCGGTGCCAAGCCGGATTGGTTTGCAGATCCGACGAACGCAAAAGTCTGCCAGGTGATCGGCGAGATGGTTAGCCTAGGCAGAACGCCCGACGCCACCAGTGTCGCGGTATACTGCCCATTGGTGGCCGAACGGTGTGCCGAGCTGGCCGGCATGTCATACGGACGACACGCAATGTCCGAGTATCTGGAGGGGCTGCGCAAGACGTACTTGGTGCGGCGGATTATCCAAATCGCGGGTGACATTCCCCACCGAACATTCCTGACAAAAGATGCAGATCAATTGATCTCGGAAGTAACAGACGAGATTACCGCGTTGGGTAACGACCGTCCTGGATCCAGCTTGGTTGATTCGCGACAAGCGGCCCAGCTTGGATGGGTCCGCGCAAGCCAGCGCCCAGATGCCACGTCCAGGATCTCTACAGGGTTTGCCGAACTGGACAAAACCATCGGTGGATTTCAACCCGGTCGGCTTTATTTGGTCGGTGCTAGGCCAGGCCAAGGTAAGTCGGGATTGTTGTTTGGGTGGGGATCGGACATCTCCAGAGCTGGCAAGGCAGTGGCCGGCTACAGCCTTGAGATGCCAACATCGGAGGTGATGCTGCGGCTGGCTTGCAGACACTCGGGGATCGGCTTCCACAAGACGGACGCCGGTGCCCTGAATTTAGACGAAATGAGCCGAATGAAACAAGCGTTTGACCAGCTAGGTGGCAACCCACTGTGGCTGGATGACATGCCTGGTGCGCCGGTCCATTCGATCATTTCATCCAGTCGGGCAGTGTTTCGTAAATCCGGCGTTCCAAAAGGGGCGATTATTATCGACTATTTGCAACTTATGGGCGTATCCCATGCCGACACCAGGGACCAGCAAATTGGGGCAATCACGCGGTCTCTCAAGGGTGCAGCCAAGATGCTGGGCGTTCCGATAATCGTAGCGTCCCAGCTAAATCGGGAAGTTGAAAGACGAGACGACAAGCGGCCACAACTTAGCGACTTGCGAGAGTCCGGATCCATCGAACAGGACGCAGACTGCGTCATGTTTCTGTATCGCGAAGAATATTATAAGCCCGGTAACAATCCGGGTGTTGCGGAGATTATTGTCGCAAAAAATCGAAGTGGACCGTGTGGCACGATCAAAGTGAAATTCGACCCGAGTACCATCTCTTTTAGACCATAAGTGCTTGACTTGACTTGCAAATTGCAATCATTGCGGTAAGATGATTGAATTGGATGCAATCTGCTTCTAGTAAACTTAGCTTTCTTAGCCAACATGGCTCGATAACTTTGCTTGACTTTACCGTTCCTGGCGTACCGGTCCCAAAGCAACGTCCCCGGCTTGCCAGGAATGGGCGCGTGTATACCCCTGCCAGAACACGTGAATACGAGTATCTGGTGGGGGACTATGCACGTGCCGCCGTCAAAACATCCGGATGGATGATTGTGCCTGGAGAATACGCACTCCAGGTGACTGTATACCGTGTTCGCCGTGCTGGCGATTTGGACAATTACCTAAAGGCGATATCCGATGGGCTGAACGGGATTGTATGGCCCGACGATGCGATGGTTCGCACGTTGATCGCATTCGCCGATCTAAGTCGGGATAACCCAAGAGCGGACATCACGGTGGGCAGATATTTGTGAGCGACGAAGAGTTGGAAGAGTGGATCTTGCTGGCATGGGACCTGGGGACGCAATTGAACAATGGACAACCTCCGGACAAGTACGAACACCACCACGCTGCCAGGGTGTTGTGGCGAGCCAGGGGCATGCGCGAACCCAGATACTGCGACTGGCGGGTGCTTGTCCGAAGGCTTGGCTATGACCAGTGAACTAGCACGTCCAGGGATCATTCCAAGCGTGACCGCCGCCGAGGTGGTGGCTCACATCCAAGGTGCACCAAATACCGTTGCCGCATGGTGTTTGGCCGACCTTCGCAAGACACCCAACGTCTGGAGACTGGGCGGGGCTATCGACAACCTACGAAATATAGCCAAGTGGAACCGCCGTCTTGAGGGCGAAGTGATTCACGATCTTGTGTGTGTATTCTACAAAACGATCCACGAAGGAGACATCGCTGCGTTGTGTGCCAGCTATGAGATGTTGGCTGACATATCCAAGCATGTGCCCGCACTGGATAGGCCGGTGTTACTCGAGCAGTTGGCGGAACCGTTATCCTCGAGCGAAGCGAAGTCGCTGGTCGTGAATTACGTGGCAGATGCACAAGTGGCGCTGGCTGGCTGGGTGGAACAATGGAACAAGCTAAACGAAAAAAAGAACCTGAGGTATCAACGGAAGATGGAGTCTCTTCACTAGATTGGGACTCATTGCCAGGAGTGGACTGGATGCCCATTGTCCAGTTTCACAAATACTTGCAAGGGATATCCATGCGGACGCTGCGACGGTGGGCCGAAAATGGCGATATTCCCGCTAGTAAGCGAGGGACTGGGCGCTGGAGCGTACACTTGCGGGCGTTGCGCGAAATTCGCGTCCAGATGTATCGTCATGAGAAATACAAGGAAGCCGTGCAAACTGGGATTTTGATGTTTGACGACGAAAGCGTCGACTTTCGGAAATGAAGGTCATGAAACGTATAGATTATCGAGTACCAATCGTCGGATATTGGCTTACAATCCAAGACAACATTCCTGACAACCAGTGGGCCGAGTTGTGGGCGGATTGGTGTTGGAAAACAAGCTCGCCACTTAGACTTGTCGACATCGCTAGTGGGCTAATAGAACGCGAATTTCATCCGTCGGAGTCCAGAAAACGATGAAAGTGCATCATTTTGCCGATGGTGTCGCCATTTGCGGCGATTGCATGGACCCGTCTGTAGTGGATACTGTTTGGCAGATTGCGGGCCAGGGGGTGCCGTTGGTCATTGCGGATCCACCATATGGAGGAATCGTCAACGAGGCGTGGGATAATATCATTACTGACGGTGATCTGGCTCTGTATTTGCGCGACATGACACGAACGTATGCCGACTTGGTCGTGAGCGGCGGCGCGCTGTATGTGTGGGGAGGAATCGGCAAGCCGGGCAGTCGTGCGTTCTTAAGATATTTGGTCGAGACGGAACAAGTTGGTTCACTCGAGTTGGCCAATCTGATTACGTGGTCAAAAAAGCGGGCGTATGGTGTCCGGCACAATTATCTGTGGACTCGCGAAGAATGCGCCTATTGGGTGCACGGCGACGCAAAAAAGCCACGGACGTTCAATGTCCCTTTGCTGGACCAGAAACGTGGTTATGCCGGGTACAATGCGAAATACCCTGCCAAGTCGGAATACTTGCGCCGGACCAATGTGTGGACCGATGTAACAGAAATATTTCGAGGCAAAGTACATCCAACTCAAAAGGCACAACGGGTCATCGAGATCCCGATCCAGGTACACACAGACCCAGGCGAATACGTGATTGACCCATTCGCGGGGTCGGGGACAACCGGGATGGCGTGTCGTGCGTTGGGTCGCAAGTTTATCTTGATTGAACAAGATCCGGTTCATTTTGACGGCATGCTTTCCAGGCTGGCAACCGACAGCGGTCAGTGACCTACAGTGACAAACGGAGAAATCATGAATCCAGAAATCATGTACACCCTAATTGGCAAATACGTTTATGTGATGGCGGCGTCCTATGCGTACGCGGGTAAGCTCGTTGAGGTTACCGAGGAAGGCATCAAGATCGAAGACCCATCGATCGTCTACGATACCGGCCCGTGGGACGCTGCGGACTGGGCCGATGCGCAAAAACTACCGACAAAGTGGGTGTTCGTTGGGGCGGCTCAGATTGAGTCGGCGTTTGCGGTTGAGCGGTAACGCATGAAGATCAAGCGATC